AGGAAATCGGCCTTCTGATCGAGGCGATGGGCGAGGCCAACAAGGGCGCGTCCGAGAACATGTCGAAGACCTGGGACGGGATCATCTCGAACCTCGTCGACTATTGGTCGAAGTTCCAGCGCATGGTGATGGGATCTGGCGTGTTCGACTTCCTGAAGTCGCGGCTGCAGATCTTCCTCGACCTCCTGAACCGGATGGCGGCGGACGGCCGTTTGCAGGCCTGGGCGGACAGTGTGGCCAACGCGATCATGGTCGCGCTGACGATGATCTGGAACCTTGGCACCGCGATCGTGGGGGTCTGGCAGGCCGCCTATCCCTGGCTGCAGGCGGCTGCCGACGCGCTTGGCAGCTGGGAGCGCCTCGCCCTGGCGATCACCGCGCTTGGCTTCAGCCAGACCCTGATCGCGATTGCTGTCGCCGCCGTGCAGTTCGGACGCGGGGCCATCATGGCTGGCCAGGCAATCCTCTGGATGGGGGGCATGGCCGTGCGGGCCGGCCTGATGCTGATGGCCAATCCGCTCTTTCTGGCGATCGCGGCGATCGGCGCGGCGGTCTACGTCATCTATGACAACTGGAACGGTGTCGTTGCCTACTTTCAGGGCAAGATCGACGCGGTCCGCGCCGCCTTCGACCAGGGGCTTCTGAACGGCGTCCTGAAGACCCTGTCGGAGTTCAACCCCTTCCGCATGGTGCTTGAAGGGGCGGTCAACCTCGTCGAGTACCTGACGGGCATGGACCTGTCGCCCGTCACTGCGTCGATCGAGGCGCTGTTCGATTATCAGAAGTGGTTCGACATGGGCGTCCGGCTGATCCAGGCGCTCTGGGACGGGATGAAAAGCCTGATCACAGAGATGGCAAACTATGTTGCCGCAAAGCTCGACAGCATGTGGCCCGACTGGCTGAAAGGCGGCAAATCCGACGTCACCGCCGCCGCACCGAACCGCGCCGACGTCGCCGGCGGCCGCGCCCTTGGCGGCCCGGTCCGCGCCGGGCGGATCTACCGCTGGCAGGAAAACGGGCTGGAGCTCTTTTCGCCGCGGACCGATGGCAACGTCCTCTCTGCCCCGGCCGTGCGCTCGATGCGCTCGCCGGCGGCACGCGTGTTCCGCATGGGAGACATCAACATCCATGCCGCACCCGGCCAGTCGGCCGAGGCGATCGCGAAAACCGTCCGACGCGAGATGGAGCGCCTGGCGCGCGCCGCCGGCATGCCGCTCCACGACGGGGGAACTTATGCAGACTAGCCTCGTCATGATGGCGCTCGGCCTCTTCCGGTTCGGCCTCAACGGGGCCGCCTACCAGTCGTTCAGCCGCTCGGCCGAGTGGCGCTGGGAACCCCTCGATCGGATCGCCCGTGCGCCTGCCCTGCAGTATGTCGGGCCGGGCGCCCAGGAAATCCGCCTTGAAGGGGTCATTTACCCCCACTTCAAAGGGGGCCTGCGGCAGGTCGAGCTGATGCGGCTCAGGGCCGGCACCGGCGTGCCGATGATGCTGGTCGATGGGCTCGGCTGGGTCTGGGATCGGTGGGTCATCTCCTCGGTCGAGGAGACCAAGACCCTGTTCCTGGCCGATGGCGCGCCCCGCAAGATCGAGTTCTCGCTCACGCTTCGGGCCTACGGGGCGGACGCTGCATGACCATCTACCGCACCCGCGACGGCGACATGCTCGACCAGGTCTGCAAGGCCGTCTACGGGTCCGAGGCGATGGTCACGGCCGTTCTGGATGCCAACCCGCACCTTGCCGATCTGGGGCCGGTCTATCCTGCCGGGACTGTCATCACGCTGCCCGATGTGGCGGCACCCGTGGCGACCGGCGCGATCCGCCTATGGGGGCGCACATGACGCCCGATTTCCGCATCATGGCCAAGGGCGAGGATGTGACGGCCGTCTTCCGCGACCGGCTTCTGTCGATGGAGGTGACCGACGAGGACGGCACCAAATCCGACCGCGTCGAGATCGAGCTCGATGACCGCGACGGCCGGATCGAATGGCCGGATATGGACACGGTCCTGGACATCTACGTTGGGTTCGCGGGCGCGGCGCTGGCCGCGCTCGGCCGCTATTCGGTCGACGGGGTTGCGGGCGAAGGGATGCCGCAACGCATGCGGATCACGGCGACGGCCGCCGACATGAAGGGCGACATCCGCGCGCCGAAGACGCGCGCATGGCAGAACATGACGCTGACCGCGATAGTCCGGAAGATCGCGGCCGAAGCCGGGCTGAAGGCGGTGGTGGGCCAGAGCCTCGCCTCGGCGCACTGGGGCTACATCGCCCAGACAGCCGAAAGCGATCTGCACTTCCTGACACGCCTCGCCTCGCCGCTCGACGCGACCGCCAAGCCCGCCGGCGGCACGCTCCTCGTCCAGAAGCGCGGCGAGGGCAAGACGGCGGCCGGTGACACGATGACGGCCGCGCCGATCGGGCCGGGGCGCATGTCGTCCTGGTCATGGTCGGTCGACGGTCGCGCCGACTACAAGATGGTCGAGGCGGAATGGTCCGACCTGTCGAGCGGTATCCGCCGCAAGGTCACACGCGGGAAGGGTAAGCCTGTCCAGCGCCTCCGCCACCTCTATTCCTCGGCCGAGGAAGCCACGCGCGCCTGCGACGGCGAGCTGGCGCGGGCCGGCCGCGCCTCGCTCAAGATCCGCATCGACCTCGCCGGCTTCGAGCCCGACCTCTTTGCCGGCGGCCTGGCAAGCATCACCGGCCTGCGCCCCGAGCTGGCCGGAGACTGGCATGTCGACCGCGTCACCCACCGGCTCGCATCGGGCGGGCTCAGCACCAGTTTCGAGGGCCGGAAGGCCCGATAGGAGGACATGATGGCACTTTCGACCCTGACCGAGACCTGGTCGGCCAAGATCACCCTGACGCAGCGCGAGCTGATCCAGCTGCAGGAGGGGCGCTACGCCTATGTGGCACTCGGGGACGTCACGCCCACCGGCAAAACGGATGGCATCCTGATCGCCGAGGGGCAAATGGTCATTTTCGAGAACGGCCAGGTGCTGCGCTTTCGGATGGTGGCCGGGGAAGGCACGCTTTATCGCGGGGCATTCGTCTGATGCGGACGCGGACGCGGATCCTGACACGCGGGCGCAATCGCCAGATCGGGCGCGACGGGTTTCTCGGCCGCGGCGGTGGCGGCGGGGCGCTGTCGATCAACGTCACCAGCCAGCCGACGCTGAACATCGCCAACCTCGTCGCGGGCGCCCAGATCGGCGCATCGTGGGTCTCTGGCAGCTACAGCGCGCCTACCGGCACCTGCAACGAGAGCGTGCCGGTCTACCGGGTCAACGGCCAGACCGTCGCCGCGTCCTATGTGATCCAGACGGGCGACACGATCGAGGCGGCGTCCGTCCTCGTGACCGCACCGTCGCTCTCGCAGGTGTTCCAAGCTTTCCCGGCGCCGTTTTCGACGTTCCAGGTCTCTGCAGCTGATTTTCGGGGCTTTCAAGCGACGGCCAACTACGGCACCGCGGGCGACGTGTTCGTGGCGCCTGGCGGCTCGGATGGGAACGCGGGCACGCTTGCGGCTCCCTACGCGACCATCGCCTATGCGGCGCTGAATAACCCAGGCAAGACCATCCGGGTACGAGGAGGCACTTACCCTCCGGTCCGGCTCGGTACGGCAGCTTCGGGGACAGCCGGCGCCCGAACCCGGATCCTGCGTTACGCGGATGAAGATCCGGTGGTGCGCGGCTCGTCGGCCCTCTCTGGCCTCGCGCGCTGCACCTCGGCCGACGCAGCCGATGTCGGTCCGCTCTGGGCCAATGTGTTCGTGGCGACGGTCAGCGTCGCGAGCATCGCATCAGGTCATATGGATGCCGCGAACCCGGTAGAGAACGGAACGCCCCTAGCGCTCGCCGGCGATTTCGGGGGCAGCAAATCGCGCTGGCCCGTCGAGGTTCAATGCGTCTACGACAACGATAACCACACGCCTGTCCTCAATGCCGGGAACATCGAAGGCTATCAGTGGCCTGAGCTCGCAGCCTATCCAGCGGCCCAGGTGCAGGCGGCGCGGGTCTATTATTATGGCTATCCAAACGTTGGTGCGCAGTCGCTTGTCGAAAGTTATGCCGGCGGCGTCCTGACGCTGGTCAATAAGTCGACCGTCTATTCCACGACCGCCTACAAAGACCGCGTTTCGATCCGAAACATACCGGCGGCAATTCAGCGCGGTCAATGGGCCTATATTCTGCAGCCCGGCGGCACCACTGCCAAGCTTTACATCTGGCCGCTCGACGAGGCGTCGGTTGGAGCGGGTATCCGCGTTGCGACCTCCAACTATTTGCTCGACCTCAATGGGGTCCAGCACCTCGACATCAAGGGGATCCGCTTCGACCATTGCGCCAGTGCCTCGCTGATCGACTACGATGGCGAAACCGGGATTTCCGATACGACCTCTTCCGGGTCCAACGTCACCATCGAGAACTTCGAGCTGACGAACGTGTTCCGGCCACGGGTCCGCCACAACGGCGGCATCTATATAGTCCGGCTGCACAATTTCACGCTAGACCAGTTCTCGGTGCGCGGCATCTACGGCTGCTTCGGCCTGATGATGACGGGCGGGTCTATCGTCGGCCTGGCCGAACTCATGCAGAACGCCTTGGTTCGGCGTGGCCGCTTCGAGGATATCGGCTACTCCTCAATCAGGGCCTTTTCCAGCCGCAAGTGCGCGGTGTTCCATTGCGAATTTGCCGCATCCTGTGGGATTTGCCCGCACTCGAACAAGTGCAACTTCTACTCTGTCTGCTATGAGTGCATCTGGTTCGGGATCATGACCCTCGGCGCTTTCGGCTATATCACCTGGCAGGAAAGCGTCGCGATCGACTGCATAAATACCTACGCGCTCGGGAATATGTCGGCTGATGATGCCCGCGCCATTCAGGACCAGAACACGCTGCAGGGCAACGGCAAGGGCGATCCGATCTATCGGTGGCCGGGCGCAGGCCTAGACGGCACGAGCTACTTCATCGGCTGCCGATTTGACGGCGACCCGAAAGACCCCCTGGCATCGACGGGCGTGGCCATCGGCCTGAATGCCAACATGCCGATCCAGATCGACAACTGCATCCTCGATGGGTCGAACGCGATCGGGGCTTATGCGACGCGGTCCAAGAACATCGTCACCAACGGCGGTCTTGTCGCGCAGGAAATCGCCGAGAGCCGCGCGAACGCCTATGAGGACTTCGCGGCGGGTGACATCCGCATCAAGCCGACATCGGCCATCCGCTCGACCGTCGGTAATGACAAGACGGCCACCATTGCGATCCTGAAAGCCCGCTACCCGCATGTTCCGGTTGGGGATTGGGATCTCGACATCAACGGCAATGCTCTCAATTGGGCCGCGCCCCCGATGGGGCCCGCGGTTGATTTCACGCTGAAAACGACCGGCGCGACCTTCGTGACGGCATCTATTCCTGCCGCTCCGGCCCTTGTCGGCCAGCCGGCAACCTGGACGCCCGGCTATCACCAGCCGTTCTGGCTGACCCCGACCTATGCGCACTACCGCAAGCTCCCGGGCGATCTGGTCTGGACGCTTATCCCGGGCCAGACTGGCGCTGCCTATACGCCGGTGGCAGGCGACACCGGGTATCTGCTTGCGCGAGAGGCCCACCTCAACGGCGCCCGGTCGTTCTGCGTCAACAGCGTCGCAGTGTCGAACAGCTATGCGATCGCGGACCCCGTGCAGGCGATGCCACCGCTTGTGACCACCGCCAACGGGACACAGTTCGAGAGCGCCACCTTCACCCTGCAGAACCGTCCGCTTCTGGTGCGGATCAAGGCGAGGCCAAACGCCGCAACCACCTTCACAGTGACGATCGGCGCGCCGGGGCGGGCTGCCGGAACCGGGACTGTCGTCGCCACCTGCGGGTCGGCGACCCGCACGGTCGTCTCGGTCAGTGCGGCGTTCCTAGCTGCGCCTGGAACCGGCGCGGTGACGGTCCAGGTCACGGCCAGCACCACGGTTTCGGGCATCATCGTCACCGGGGACTACTTCGATGGAGCAACTGCCGCCTCTGCGCTTGGCTCTACGGGCCTGACGTCCGCAGCCGTCGATCACACCCGCACGACTGCGAAGACCAACTGCATGGTCTGCTATGTGGGGGGGCGAACCGACGGGCGGATCGGCGCCGCGGCCCTGACCGGCGCGACCCAGACCTATGAGGGCGCATCCGGCTCAGCGGCTGACGACGTGGAGGGGGTCGACGGGCACGAGCAGTCCCCGAACGCAGCCAACTACGCCGCCAACATGAACGGGGTCAGTTCGGCCTCGATCATCCTCGGATCGGTGATACTCGAAAGTGCGGCAAGCGCATGATGAGGGCGGCGCTCGATCGGCCCACCTTTTGCTGCAGATCGAGCGCCAGTAGACGGCCCCCATGTGCGGTCGCTTCAGCCCAGAGCATTCGGACCCGGTTTAAGCGCCCTTCAAGACAGGTTCAAAAGGCCGGTTTCAGAAATTCGTTTGATGCAAAACCTGATGTCCCACCGTGCAAAAATTCGTGTCGCGCTACATTCAGGTCGCGCATCAGCTTCGA